AGGATAAGGTCTAGGACTGGTTGTAAGACTTCCATCAGATATCACCATACTTCTCTGCTAGTGTGAATGTGTTTGTATTGAAGACAAGCTGACCAGCGTATCCTGTAGGGCCGACAGGTCTGTTCTTTGTGACAAGGAGTTTTGTAGTGTTACGCTCATCGGCATTCTCAGAAAGCTTGTTACGGTTAAGCTCGACCACAACTGACGCCCGCTGTTCGATCATACGGCAATACTTAACAGCACCATCATCGTTTGTATGACCAATGGTTACGATACCAACACCAAGCTCTGCCGCAAGCTTTGACAGACGTACCGACAGGTCGGCTAGGAATTGTTCCTTACTCTCCTCAGCACCCATGTTTGCTGCAATGTCTTGGATAGGCTCGAAGAACACATACTTAACACCACATGCCTGAGACAGGTAACGGATGTGTTGAAGGATATCTAGAGGATCATCCTCGTCATTGAGGAAGAACTGGTAGAACCTTTCGTCCTTTGTCAGTGTCTTGATAGCCTCCTGAACGTCAGCATCTCGGCCCTTCTCAGCGATCAAGTCCTTTCGGGTTACGTTATCCTTAAGTTCGTAGGATACAAGGCCGAGAAGACTGCGTAGCTTTGTCTCTTCCATGTGCCATGCAGCGATAGAGATGTTAGGGTAGTTCTTGAGGATGTGATACTCAAGGTAGCGCATGAACTCAGTCTTACCGATACCAGTCTGTGCTTTGAACAGAGTGAAGTGTCCCTGCATCAGACCCATACACAGTGCGTCGAAGTCTTGGATGCCTGTCTCCACATAGACGTGATTCTCAGCACCGTTGTAGAGGTTTAGGAACTTGTCTGTGGTATTGTAGATGTTCTCAGGGGTATACTTTACTGCGTTGAACCAAGCGTTAAAGAACTCAGCCCTGGCCCCTGCCTGTAGGAACTCGTTAGCATCCTTATACTTGTCATGCTGCACACGGTAGACCTTGTTTGGGTAAAGGTTAGCGATGCGCTGGGCGACAGCATTACCAGCATCGTCATGTTCGATGGACAGAACGATCTTGTCAAAGCTACTCAACCACTTGTCAACGTTAGCCCACAGGCGGTGGCTCGGTGTTGACGATGGCAACGATACAAAGGCCGCAGGGAACTTGGGGTTGTTGCACATCTGATAGGCTGACATGGCATCAAGCTCACCCTCTGTGATCGTCACGATCTTGCACGAACCACTGTTCCAGAGGTTCATACCAAACAGTTCGTCAGACTTGAGGTTACGGGCACGGAACTCTTTGGGGAAGTAGCGTGTCTTCACACCACCAGACGGGTAGACGTATTCCTGTTTGACAGGATCGTTGTTGCTGTTGACGTAAGTCTTAACACCATAAAACTTCATAGTCGTGTCAGTGATGTCACGAACACCACGGAATGTTGGTGTCAGAAACTCTGTGACGTTGTCTTGCTTTTCTACTACCTGCACTTTTCTCGTTCCTTCCCATGATCCGGTGCTGTGTGTTGGGTATTCGTCAGAGGCCCAGTCCATTAGCTTGGGCATCTCCTTAGGGTATTTCTTAGAACATGAAAAGCACTTACCAGCACCACTGTTTTCGTTGTAGCTGAAAGCGTCACTGCTCTGGCAGTCAATGTTTGGGCAGGGGAGCCTGTCGTGCCAACCATCTTTATCTGCATACTCCATTCATTTTCTCCTTGACAGTTCTGATTTCGGCTGTATCCTAGGGCTGTCGTTAGACAGGGTCCTATTGGGTATACACTTCTCTTGAATGATACTTGAGGACGTTACTGATTACTATCTGCTCTTCCTCTATTGTAAGCATATAAGCTACACCATCCCAGTCAGTACCACAATCAATACTAAACTTTGGTTTAGTTCCTTTTGAGTAGGAACCCTTTTCCAAGACGGTGACGATAACCTCTAGGTCACCGAGTTCTACCACGATGTAATCTTCCATTGTATTATACCCCAAACTTCCAAACTACCCAGCAGTAGCAGCAATGGTTTCGACCGAAGATACCATCAATCAAAACAACAATGTTGAACTTACCGTTGCGTTTACGGTCCCAGTTACGGGCAGAAAACGTTTGGTTAACTGAGCCACCTAGTAAGACGTTGACGAAGATACTTACTACTACCAACACCCTTTTAACGTATCGGTATACTTGACTAGCCATCATAATGATCATCTGTCATCTCCTTTACTTCTTACGTATACACCCTCTGTCATACCAATAGCTGCCATTAGGTCTGCCAACTGTTGGTGTGACACGATGACGATCTGTTCAAGCTCCCACTCATCGTCATACTGCTTAATGTAAACAGCATCATCATAAACATACATGACAACATCGCTGTGTTCACCTGACAAGTCAAGCGATGTGATTACTGAGGCTGTTCCACCGTCAGCATCCATCTCAATCGTGAACATCATCAACCCCCGTAGTATTCAATCATTAGTGTCCCCTTCACCCACCTTGTTTAATCCCCTTGTCAGAACCCAATCATTGAAGTCTTTAGATTTCATGTAATCTTGCAATACACGTTCGATAGCCAACAGCAAGTCTTCGTCACCATCACTACAAATTTCGTAGTACTTCATCAGGGAGACGATGACAATCTCTTGCTCGTAGTCATCCTACCAGTCCCTTGCTTCTTGTTCAGTCATAAAGAAGTGAATACCTTTAGTGCACTCTACTCGAATGTCACCATCATAGTCAAGACACTCAATAGTCTCACCTTCATTATAGATAATACCAGCATAGTTAGGACCAGTCCCACCAACACCATCACCACCAAGAACAACCAGCTTGGAAGTACGACACTTACGACCAATAAGACTATTAGTTCTCTTTGCATCTTCTGGGATAAGGACTTTAATGACACCTTTAGTAGTCTTCTTGTAGGCAATGAAAGATTCTTCTTGCGGACAAATCTGAAAGTCTGGAAGTTTGGCACCTTTCAAGTTGGCATCTTCTAAGTGGGCACCTTCCAAGTTGGCACCCTCCAAGTTGGCACCTTTCAAGTTGGCATCTCTCAAGTTGGAGAGCACCAAGTTGGCACCTTTCAAGTAGGAGAGCAACAAGTTGGCACCATACAAGTAGACACCTTCCAAGTTGGCACCATACAAGTAGGCACCATACAAGTTGGCACCTTCCAAGTTGGCACCTTCCAAGTTGGCATCTCTCAAGTTGGAGAGCACCAAGTTGGCACCTTTCAAGTTGGCACCTTCCAAGTAGGCACCTTCCAAGTAGGCATCTCCCAAGTTGGCATTTCCCAAGTTGGCATCTCCCAAGTTGGCATCTCCCAAGTTGGCACCAAACAAGTTGGCACCCTCCAAGTTGGCCCTCACCCCATCAGGATCACCCTTGAGCCACTTCTTATGTAGTTCCAAAACTTTCTGGATTTCTTCAGTAGTCATCTTACCAGTCCTTTGCTTCTTGTTCAGTCAGGATGTAGGTCTTGCCGTCGATGACAACTTCCTTGCTGTGGAAGTTGGCCTGACGGGCATTGAACTCTGCCACCGTTTAAACTCGCACCACATATAAACTTGACCCGACGGAAGTTCGATTAGGTCTCCGATATGGTTCCCTCGTTTCGGAAAACAGCTTACTTTTCTCGGCGTCATTCGTTCATTTCCTTTGGTCTAAACCCCCCCATCACCTCACTAATTTGATTGGCAACGATACGGCTCTCATACTGCGTGTCAGGCTTGCACCGTAGCTGGCACATGGATGCAAAGGCATCTAGTGATCCAGACCTCATTTTACACTCACCCACTCTATTGTTACCACCTCTTTCTTCTCAACTTGGGTGGCGGTAACACTGGAGTCATCCAGTCCCTTGTTGTAAGAATACTCATAGAAAACCTTCCAGTAAGTGTTATCAGACTTACGTAAGTACACGCAGTAGTATAACGTTACGTCATGTTTGAGAGGACCACCATCAACATCCGTCTCAATTGCCTTATACTCCTCATCGTCATAATCTTCTCGTACTAAGTCAAGTGCTGTTTCATAGTCCATTTTATTTTTCCTTCATCCATTTAAGAACAGCTGCAAGCTCTTCTATTGTTGCGTTACCTTTAATGTTGTTAGCCCTTCTGGACAACCAAACAACATTGCCTTCAACATAACCTTTATCTGGTTTTATACGGTCTAACTGAGGTGCATAGAGATTATCCTTGTGTGATAAAATGTCCATATCAACTTCGAGAATAGCACACTGCCCTGTCCAGATACCCTCAAGGTATTCAGGTGTTAAGTCAAAGGGTATCCCCCTCTTGGCACAGTCCTGACGTTTACTACTACACTTAAACTTGAAGGGGTTACGTCTTCTCCACTCTCTTTGAGACCTGTTGTCCCTTTCTCTGTCACGCCTCGTCATGGACAAGAGCCTTCCAGCTTACAGGAAATAGACCAGACATTACCTCGTCAATCTGTTGTGCTACCAACCGTGTTTCGTATTGTGTATCATCTTTAAGACGTAGTACACACATACTTGCGAAAGCATCAAGTGATCCACTCCAGTAAAACTCAGTCATGGTGGACTGCGGGAGAACCATACGGGCTTGCTCAGGGGCACAGCCAGTGTATATCATCTGATCGTATAGGTCTTTAACTCGACCCATTGCATCATCCAAAATATGAAAGTCTGGAGAATACGAACCCTCAGACCCTTGCTTCTTGTCAGTACTACGTCCACGCCACTGGTCAGGCACATAGAACTCAGGTTCATCATCAACATAACGACGACTGATTTCATTCCAGCGCAGGAACTTATGCTTGACTAGCTGTCGTGCTACGAAGATCGGAGCCTTGACGTGGAAGGATGCAAAGGCATGGCCGAATGGGCTGATGTGCTTGTGCTTGGCAAGATAACGGATCAGTTTGGTATCACGTTCAGTGTCAAACTCAGTGTGCTTCTTACCAAAGGACACCCGTGCAGCATTCACCACAGACAGGTCTGACCCCATGTGGTCGATGTATGTAGC